GTTAACTCACCTTCGGCACCAGTAAATGACCCGTGCTGAGTTGTAGTACCACGTCTTAATTTTAATAATTTTGCCATTTAAAGAGTACCGAAATCTATTTGTAAATTGTTTCCACTGACTGTTGCAACCTCTGTAAGGTTCTTATCGTTGCAGTCAAGATGATTTGCTAATGCAGGGTTAGCGTCGTTAATTAATCCAGCAATACCGGGAGCTATAGCTACCCATGCAGTGCCGTTGTAATAATTAAGTTGATTAGCCGTACTGTTGTACCAAAGATCACCTGATGAAGGGCTACTTGGAGTACCACTTTGTATTACATATTCGTTTGCGTATCTATTTACATCAGCTATAGAACCACCAACTGTATTTACGTTGGCAATAGAACCAGCTGTTGTATTTACGTTTGCAATGTTGGTAGCAACTGTATTTACGTTTGCAATACTTCCAGCAGTTGTATTAACAGAAGCTATGTTTGCACCAACAGTATTAATGGAGTTATTTCCTGATCCTGTGTTTACAACGTCAGTTATAAGACCTAAATCTTCTTGAAAAGTAACGTGACCAGAAACACTATTAATAGCTGTGATAGTCGCTTGGTTAGGTGTGATTGGTGAGAAGCCGTCTCCTGAAGAGCCGTCATAAACCATCATCACTTGGTTAGAACTACTATCAAACCACAAGTCACCATTTGTTAGTGCTGTACCATCAGCTCTTGTTGTAGGAGCTGAAGTACTTATCTGATATAAATCAGCAAAGTTTTCAATATCAGCTAAGTTATTACCACAGTTATTAATATTGGTAATATTGCTAGCAACTGTTGTAACTTCAGTAGCTTTAGGAACTAATCTGTGGAAAGTATAAGTATTTAATGTTGTAGTAGATTCAACTAATATTCCGAATCCTTGAGGTAAGACTGAAGGTACTCCAGTTATAGTTACCGTACTGTTTCCTACAGTTCCATTTGCAATAGTTACTGTAGTTCCACTAGGTGTATAAGCTTGAGATAAAGAACCAACACTCATTATTGCAGCTTGTCCGGTAGAACCTTGTGGGTTTTCATTTGGAAAAGCTAATTCGTTAGCAATAACATTAAAACCACCAACATCATCAACAAGGTCAATAATTCTTGCGTTGATAGCAGCAGTAGTTGCTACCTTTGCATCAGAGTTAGACCATGTTTCTCCACTAGCAATAGTTTCTGAAGAGTCCTGTCTAAGGAATAAAGCTTCAGCTTCTGTTTCTGTGTAGTATCTGTTGTCTAGTTGTCCAGCATTTAATTCTGTTTCTGTGTAGTATCTACTATCTAATTGACCATTAGTTAACTCAGTCTCTGTGTAATATCTATTATCTAATTGTCCAGCATTTAGCTCAGTTTCTGTGTAATATCTACTGTCTAGTTGTCCATTGTTTAATTCAGTCTCTGTGTAATATCTGCTATCAAGAGTTCCAGTTTGAAGGTCTCCTATAACAATAGAACCATCAACAATGTTATCTGAATTTACAGTTATGCCACTAGGTAAGTTTCCTGTAGCAATCTTGCTTTGTGATATAGCAGCACTTCCACTAATGTCAGCATCAACAATAGTTGCATTTTTTATCTTTGCAGATGTTACCGCTTCATCTTTAATGTCAGATTCAATAACTTTTGAACGTGCTTCACTTAGACCAAACCTAGCCATATCATGGATAGCATTTAGATCTGTCGCTCTTATTGAAGATCCAGCAACAAATACTGCTGCTGCTGTATCTACATCTGTTTCTCTATATATATGTACATTTCCAGTTCCTGATGCAGCCTGTGCTCCAAGAGTAACTGTTGTACCGCTTACGGTGTATTGACCAGAGCCGGGACTGCTGGCTACATAAGTTTGTAAAGCTCCATCAATTCTTACTTTGATGTCACTTGCTTTTAAATATTCAATTGTAATGGCGTATGAGGTGGCACCGCCATTTTTAAATTCTTCAGTTGTTTGTACCGCCATGGTATCCACCTATTGTTTATTTAGGCATTTCCAGAATTTTGTCTATCGTGCCTTTATTTGCTTTTACGTTTTTTAATTTTTGATTTCTTTCTTCAATGAGTAATTTTTGGACGTCTGTATCTTTTTGCAGGCTTGCCCAAGCTCGTTTCTTAGCCTTGTCAAACTCTTTTGCAATTCGTTTGTAGTGTGGGAATGATCTTGGTTCAACATCGCTCATACCATTTTTTCTGTGCCATTCCATTTCAGCTATAGAAACCTGTATTGATTCCTCTTGTGCCATTCTGTTAAACACTGCTTCTAGATTTTGTTCACCTATAGCCTTTTGAAACATAGATCTTACTTTTGGACTATCAGATAAATCTGTTCCATCTGGAGCTGAATATGTAGATGACCTCATGTCATATCCGCTATTAAATAAAAGCTGTCTTCCTTCTGAGTAATCCAAGTTAAAGTTCACAGGTGAAACCGCATTAAACATGCGAGTTACAAAATTGTGATCTTTTATAGGTTTACCTGTAAGAATGTCGTACTTAATAGGTAGTGGATCTATTGCAATATTTTCAGTTACTAAGTTTCTATTTCTTATAGAACTCCAAACATCAGAACCTAATTCTCTTGTGTATGGAGTTAGTACTTTACCTATCTCATTTCTAAGACCAGATAAAGGTACTGTGTTATTCATTAACGATGCAACTATCCTTTGTTGTTGTCCGGGAGCACCAGAGAATAAATCTACAAATGACTGTAATCCAGCTAAGTAAGATTTACTTGTAGCTGTACTTGCTAATGCCATACCTAATTTTAATAATCTATCTTCTGCCCATTCTTCACCCATTAATTCTTGGTGATCTCCTATATCTCCTACTAACGCAAGTATTTGGTTGTAAGGTTCGAAAGCATCATAGTTAACCCAAACATTACCAATCTTAATTGTTCTTGGTTTCCATCCAGCATCTAACCATGCTTGTCTTTTTTTTCTATCAGTTGGTCCATTACCATGTAATCCACCACCTAGATATGCCATTGAAGCCATAAATAATGCTGAACTACCCATTGCTAATCTTCCGTTTTGGATAGCTTTAGCATTTAGCAAATCCTGGGGGGTCTCTATTCCAAACTGTTTTAAATGACTAAGGTTATCTCCGGGTTTTGCTTTAGCTATTAAGTTAAACTCGTCAACTAAGAAGTTAAATCCGGGAGTATGTTTTGCAGTAAGTCTTAAACCGTTAATACCTGTTCTAGCAAATAGGAAGAAAGGTCTAGCCCAAGGTGCTTGGTCAAAAGCATTTGCTAGATTCTTACTAAATCCAGTTAAATCCTGAGTAAGTGTTGCTTCTTTTCTACTGTATTCAGCAGCCGTATCAGTTAATGTACCGTCAGGTTTGAAGATTTGGTTATTAAAATTATCCTCTGCTTGTCTAAAAAACTTTGCATCTAAATTTGCCAAATTACCATCAGGTAGCTGTTCTGCTGCTGCTAAGAATGCCTTTTCTCTAGCTCTAGCTCTACCAATAATTAATGCAAAAGCATCATCAGTAGATGCCATGATCTTTGTAGAGTAGGTAAGAAGACTACTATCGTTCATACCTCTGACCATATTAGCCATACGATACAAAGCCTTATCTACTGTATTTCCTCTTGTTTCTGCCCAATGTCCATACATTTGCCACTGGTCATCTATTGCACTTCTTTCTACGTATCTAGTTTTTATTGTTGATAAATCACCAGCCCAGTAACCATTTAATTTCTTTTTAAATAATTGGAAAGATTCTGGTATAGCCTCACGCATAGCATTAAGAGATGACAAAGCAGCTCTTGAAGTAACGAAATCACCTTTCATTGCACCACCCAAAGCCATAGCTAGTGGTCTAGTAAATGTTGCAGTGGATGTACCTAATATTGCTCGAACTGATGTTTTAGGTCCAGACAAAACACTATGAGTAAACATAGTTCCCATCTCTCTTAAAAATGCACCTGTCTGTTTCTTATCACCAGCAAAAGTTCCACCTCTCATTTTCTTACGCATGAATGCGTCAAGATCATCAAGAGTATGAACACCATCAGCCATAGATATTCCTTCAAACATAGTTTTAAATACTTCGTCACCGTCTTGTTCGGTGGTCATATCTAAAGCCATACGGAAAGCATCTATACTTTTCTTTACATCTTTATCAACCTTTTCGATTAATTCTTTTCTAGTAAGTCTTGTTTTATTAGAAAGACGAGCATCACCAAATTCTGATAACTGTTGTGATACTTCTGCACTAGATATTTTCCTTAGTCTTAAACCAGCAATAAGCTTCTCAACCATCTGCTGGGCAGGACCATCTATATCTTTGATATCTGTAATTTCAGCTAATTCTCTTGCTCCAATACCAGCATCTCTTATGTCATTGAATAGTGAGGTGTTAACCATATCCAATGCTTTTATATATTCTGGCTTAATGTATTCACCAACTACGACCTTTTTACCAGATTTAGTTGTGCTATAAAGTGTTGTGCGATCTTGAGTAAATAGTTTAAAAAACTCTTTTGTCCCTACCTTATCTGTATTTCTGCCTTCATAGACAGCTCTAAACATATCAAGATCTTGTCCGATACTTTCTTGTAATGTCTTGCCCTGTCTTCTAGCAGTTTCTTCTAGTTCTTTTATAAAACCTTGACTTCTAAAATTACCAAGTATTTCTTTAATAACTTCGTCTGACTGCTTAGTACCAGCAGCCATTCTTGAAATCTGTGTGTTGGAAGTCATAGAACC